AGCGTGGGTTAGAACGCCAGCTATCAGCCCTAGACCAGCAGGCAGGGGTGCAGGCTGGATTACAATTAGAACGTCAGTACGGCCCACAGCGCACCCTAGAATCGCTCCGCAGGCAGTATGAGACTAGCCCTCAAGCGTATGCTTTGAATCGTGGGTTAGGCGATCAGATGACCCGCCAGTTTGAGCGTCTTTATGGCACATCGCCTTATGGCTCGGTTGAGCAGAATGTGGCGATGAACCGCCAGCCAGGACCAGTTGATTTCTATGGAACAGTTGGAACAAATATTGGAAATCCAGACTTAACATTAGGGACGGCTAAATAAAATGGCATCATACAATCCTAAATCGGGAAGTCCAGGTCGCGGGACAATTACATATAAAGAATACTTTGTGGATGAAAATGGTGAAGTTAAGTCAAAGGACGTGACGACAAGTGAAGAAATGTTTGCATCTACAAGAAGCGTTCCATTGTCAGAGTATTTATTGAGCTACGGGAATAAAGAACAAGATTCTTTAGCAAAGTCAATTTCTGATTCGCAAAAAGCATTGGGCGAAAGAACAGATAAAAAAGTCAATGATTTTATTAACATACAAGGCAGATACAATACTTTGGCAGATCAAATTTCTTCTTTAGCTTCTGGCGGAAATACTACCGGCGCACAAGCAGGTCAATCATTTAACCAAGCCCTATCACAACTATCTGCTGATCGCAACTACGGATCATCCGATCTTGGATCTAGACTAAACTTCCAAGTGTCCGATCAGAATATCGTTGACGATTACAACAACTCAAAGCTATCCCGCTTAAACAGCGTGATTGATCGAGGCAACGCTCAGATTGCTGGAATCAATGAGAGGCTTGCTACAGCCAACAGGCTTCTTGCCGATCTACCCGCTAATTCAGCACAACGCGCATCTTCAGAAACATTCATCAAGCAACTCAACGATGACTTAAAGAGCGTGACCAGCGCAGTTACAAGCGCGCAGGATATGCAAAAGAATTTCACGCCTATCACGATGGATAGCCCAGAAGGGCTAAAGGAGATCACATCCTTTCGATCCTTTGTCCAGCTACCCGAAGAGCGTGCTTCGCAACAGCTTTTCCAGATTGATCCAGAGTCCTACAAGACTGCGGTTGGCTTGGGTCAGCAGTATCGCCAGATGGCAACCGAGCCAATTGGTGCTACAACCACGCCAGAGACTGAGCAGATCCGCAAGACCATTGAGGATGAGGCTCTTAACCAATTACGCCTTGGATCGACCATTGGCGCGGAAGAACGGCGTGGATACGAGCAATCTATCCGTGCTGCGCAAACTGCCCGTGGCAACGTATTTGGCCTTGGACCAGCAGTGCAAGAAGCCTCACAGATTGGCGCGGCTGGCGAGCAACGCAAGCTTGCACGCTACGGTGCGGCACAAAGCTTTCTTGGGTCTGGTCAGTCAACTGGTGATGCGCTCAAGGCTGATCTCGCATTCCGTGACGCATTACGCCAGAATAGGCTTGGAGCAGCCGCCAACTTTATTGGTGGCGGACCTTCCATCTACAACCTTGCAGGCCAGCGGACAGCCCAACAGCAGGGTGCGATGCAACAATATATCCAAGCCAATCAAGCATTGCCTGGTGGGTTTAATCAACAGCCGTCAACGGCTGCTAACTTCTACCAAGCGGTGGACCAGCAGATTCCTGTCCAGCTTACCAATGCGTTTAACCAGCTTTATCGCTCGCAGGCTGATTACGGAGCAAGCACCTATGGTGCGCAAGTTGGCGCAATTTCTAGGCAACCAAATGGATTCCAGAATTTTGCAACACTTGCTGGCGGAGTTGCTGATCTTGGGAAGAGTTTTGGTGGACTTGCGTCAGCAGGAGTATTTTGTTGGGTTGCTCGCGAAGTTTACGGCATAGATAATCCTAAGTGGTTACAATTTAGGGAGTGGATGCTGACCAAGGCATCCGATAATCTTAGAAACTATTACATTGAGTATGGCGAGAGAATTGCCAAATCAATACGCAATAAGCCTAAAATTAAGGCACTCATCCGTAAGTGGATGGACTCAAAGATTGGGTAATTTATGGCAGTTAATGCTTTAGGACTAGACCCTCAAGATCCTCTTATTCCTATGCCCTGGCAGATGGATAGCATTAGGGCATATCGCGCAAGCAAAGCAATGCAGGCTGAAGAAGATGCGTTGAAAATGGAAAAGTTGCGTATGGATATCTCAAAAGCACGCGAAGAAGAAACAATGTCAACTCCAATAGGAAGGGCTGGCAGGGCTGCCGATGTCGCAGCTTTTCTAGAACAAGAAAAACAGAAAGAATCTGGAATTCCTATTGGCGAGGAAATTGGCGCAAGAATGATTGCAAAAGGCGGTCCAAGCATTCTTGAGGCCACTAAGATGCAAGGCCAACTTGATGTTGAGGCTAGGGCAAGACAAGCTAGAATTGATGCCGCAAAGAACTACCTTGCTGGCGAGAAGTCTTTGTTGCCTTCTGCTGACATAAATCTCGGCGGAGTGAAGCGCACTGTTCTTGCTTCAGAAGTTGGTACTGCTGGAGCAGATGTTTATAGTCAAATTTATCGTACCCAAGTTCCGCAAGTTGCTGCAACCTATGAAGCAGAGGGTCAGTCAAGAGATACCGCAATTAAAATGGCAAGTGCTGATGTAAGAAGTAAACTTACTGGGGCAGCGGCAAGCGGAAAAATTCCTCTAATAGCTGCGAATGGAAACCCAATTTTTGTTACTGTACCTCAAGCCATACAACTACTAGATTCTGATATAACTCCTCAATTTATGAAGAATCAGTTAAAAGATGCTCTTGAGGGTAAAGTTGAACCACAAGCTGCAAGCTGGATTAAAACAAGACTAGGCAGATAAAATGGCTGAAGCCCTAGAGCTATCTTCAGCCAATCGTATTAGGCAACTGGCAGGTATGCCAGTAGAAGCAGAATCACAGCCAAAGCTAGAAGAGCCACCAGCGTGGAGTGAGATTAAGGCTTCAGAAGATTACAAGACTCTTACCTATCCAGAGCAGGTTGACCTAGCTCGCCAATGGGGTGCGGAAACCAAGCAGTACGCATCTACGCTTCCAGATTACACGCCAGAACAAGATGTTGAAATTGATGACTTCGTAAACAAGGAGGCTGTTGATGTTCCAGCCAATGTAAAGGCGGCTGCACTTACGGCTGGATTAGTTAAGGGCGCAGCAAGCACTTTTGGTGGTCTTGGTGGAGCTATTGCTGGAGCATTTACTGGTCCTGCTGCTCCAGTGGCCGTGCCAGCACTAGCAATTGGAGGAGCAATTGCGGCTGGGGAATTAGCAGAAGCTGGCCTACAGAAATTTACACCAAAGGTTGCGAGGTCAAGAGAGTTTGCTCCAGGTTACGCAATGGCTGGTCAGTATGCGCCAGAGGTTGTTACGGGTACGGTTGGTGCAAGACAATTAGTTCAAGCTGGTAAGACATTGTTCCAAGAGCTAGGTGCAAAGAGAGCAGCACAAGAACTTAGTAAAGTTGTTGGAACTTCAGCTGGGGTCAGCGCGGCTGTTGGGAGTGGAGTTAGGGCTATTACTGGCAGTGAGGTAACTCCTGGCACAGTTGCCGAGGACGCTCTGTTCGGCGCGCTATATGCTGGTCTTGGCAGCGGATCTAGGGTTAAAGGATATAATTTTGAAGAGTTTAAGGATTTGAATTATAAGGTTAAGGCTGGCAGAGCCACGCCTGCTGAAACTAGGGATTGGCAACAAATTCTAAATGAAGCACAGGCAACACAGACAACTGGAGTTGAGCGTGCCAAGCGTACAGAAGTGCAACTTGGTGGAAGAAGAGTGCTAGAAAAGGTTGACCTTGAGGTTGGCGCGCCCAGGCCTGGTCAACCAGAAGTTCGCCCTTACTACGAACCGCTACCAGCACCAACGTCAACCGAAATACAGGTCGCTCGGCCACAACCACAAGAGCGTCCAATTAAACCAGCCACAGTAATTCCGCAAGAACAATTGCCAGAGGCGGGCGTGCGCGGGAACGTGCGCGGAACGCAGGCTGATACGGCTGCTATGCAACGGCGAGGAATTATCACTCCGATGCAGGAAAGCCTGGTCGATCTAAACGATCCAGTGCCGAAGACAAACGTATTTACTACCGAATCCCAGGGCATCAATCGTGAAGCCATTATTCCAGACACTCGCGGATTGCAAGGCGAGATTGTGCGCGAAGGTCCGATTGTCACGCCAAGGACGCAGTTGCCTAGTGGCGAAAGGTTGGCGTTGCCAGCCGAAGGTGAGTTTAGGCCGACAAGAAAAGCAGAAGAAGCAGCCGCTGTAATTGAATTAGAGAAGGGGATGGAGGAGAGGATTAGGCAATCTCCGCAGGGGCAGAGAGCATTGAGGAAAGATTTGGAGGCTGTGGCTGTGCCAGAAGGACAAGTAATCAGCAACGCATCAGAAGCAAGTGTTGATACTGGGGCATATCATTATGGTGACTTGGGTGTCGCTCGCGATACCACATTATCAAGAATGACAGTCGGAAGGTCTACTGGGCATTTTGGTACTGGAACATATTTTCTTGGAGATAAAAGTGCTGGGCCTGGAAGAGAGGGAAGACCAATAAAGAATATAGATTTAACTGGCTTAAATTTATATAAACCACAGTCTTCTAAAATTGCATTTAATTTACACGATAATCTTCGCGCTATAAATGAAGAAATTAAATCTGGACAAAACATAAGTTTTGAGCAGCCGAGCAGTAATGGATCTAGGATTGTTGGAAGACTTGGAATCGAATTAAAGTCTCCTGGTGATTCATTTGAAAAATCTGAATCAAATGTAAAAAATGCTTTATTGAAAGTAGATTCAATATTCAAAAATAATCAAAACGATGGAGTTAGGACTCCATCAACATACTTAATGCAGGAACTTGGATATGATGGAATTGATGTTCGAGGTACAAATGCAGACAATACTGATTATGGAAGTGTAGTTTTTGCAAAGCCTATTACTACTCCCAAAACAACCATCCCTCGCCCAATGCGTGGCAAGGCTGGTGAGGCTGGGTTCATTGTTTCCGATGTACAGGAAGGTGCGGCCAAGGTGGCGCAGAAGTGGCTTACCACCGAAGGCAATCTTCCTAAAGAGATGTTTGACATTATGGAAGCCAAGGGATCGCGCACGCAGGCTATGCTCAAGCAGATTGATTTCACGCTGAAGGATCTAGCCAAAGCCGCAAGGGAACTTAATGGCAAGCCTAAATTAACTTCACAACAGTCGCTCCAGGTCGATCAGTTCCTGCGTGGTTTTCTTCCAGCAGAGAATCTTCCAGAAGCAATCAGACCCGTAGTACAGCAGATGCGCCGTCAGTTAGACAACCTATCGGAAGGCTTAATCCAATCTGGCGTGTTTTCGCAGGAAGTTGGCCCTTCTGGAATGAGCAAGGCTGACATTATCAGAATGAATAAAGGCGAGTATCTGACTCGTTCTTACGAGAAGTTTGATAATCCTAAATACAATGTAGAGCTTGTGAAGCAAAGGAATCCAACCGCATACGTTGAGGCTGAAAACTTTGTAAGAACACAGATGAAGGCCGCCAACCCAGCCACAACCGAGGCCGAGGTGCAGGGCAAGATTAAGGAATTGGTTGAGGGCGGAATGGATAAGCCATTTGAATCTTTGATACAGTCTGCTGGTATTGGTAAAAAACTTGGCATAACGAAAGCAAGGCAAGACATTCCAGAGCAAATCAGATTTTTAATGGGCGAGTACAATGATCCAATAATCAATTACGCTAGGTCTGCCAGCAAAATGATTAACCTGCTGCAATCTCAAGAGCAGTTAAATAAGTTGAAAGAGTTTGGAGTTGCAAACAAACTATTCTTTGAAAGACCAACTGGCAATGCGGCCACGCAGATTGCTGCTGACGGATCTGACACTCGCTCGCCACTAAATGGGCTGTACGCCGAGAAGGATTTGGTCGATGCCATTGAGAATTTTGAAATGTTCCACAAAGGCGGGACTGCATTTCAACTTTACTCAATGGCAAATGCTTGGGTCAAGTGGGGCAAGACAGTTGGGAGCATCCAGGCTCAGTTTAGGAATCCAATTTCAAACGTATTGATCGAGGTCGTAAACGGGAACTTTAATTTTGGTGGAAACCTAAAGCCAGTTAGAACAATATTGGCTGAATTTGGAGTTCCATCTGTGGACACAAAGGAAGGCAGAGCCTATCTTACTCGCGCAGCGCAGCTTGGCGTGTACGACAACACTGTTCTTAATGAATTTACGCAAATGCTCAAGGATGCGCAGAGCTACAAGGGATCGACTATTGATTTTGCTGAAGAACTTGCTGGCAAAAGTGCGAATGTCTTAAAGAAGGGCGTTGAGGCACTAAACAAAACCTATCGTGCTGGTGATAATTTGTTCAAGTTGATGGCATGGGAGAACGAAACGAAGCAACTTATGGATGGAAGAAAGTTGTCTCGTCAAGAAGCAGAGGTTATCGCAGCCGAGCGTGTAAAGAACACAAGGCCAACCTACTCTCGCGTGCCAAGGATCATTAAAGCGTTTCGATTGCAGCCTTTAATTGGAAACTTTGTCTCTTGGACTTCTGAAATATTGAGAACTCTGCCAAATACGGTGCGATATGCGGCAGAAGATTATAAAACACCTGGGATGAAAAAGTACGCATTCAAGAGATTGGCTGGAATGATCGCAGGAACATCTGCGATTATGGGAGTTCTTGCTATTGGTAAATGGGCAAGCGGATTCAACGACAGAAAAGTCGATGCGCTAAGAAGGTTCGTTGCCCCATATCAAAAGAACGCTTCTCTTATGCCTACTGGAATGGACGGGAAAGATGTGGGCTATGTAGACATATCTTACACCAGCCCTTACGAGATATTCTTTGGACCTATGCAGGCAGCTATCTCTGGAAGAGATCCAGAAGAATCAATATTTGGTGCAATCAAAGATTTTACAGAGGCTTATATTGGACCAAGCATTTTAGCTAACTCAATTATATCCGCATATTACGGGAAAGCCCCTCAAGGCAGAACAATCCGAAACCCGCAAGACACTTTCACCGATCAGTCGCTTGACACAATCTCTTATATTCTTCGTCAAAATGAGCCTGCAACAGTATCCCAAATTCGCAGAATTGTGTATGCTTTAAGCGGTCAACCAGATACAACCGTTTCCAAGTATGGCCGTATCTACAAGCCATCCGAGGAGTTGTCCGCGCTATTCGGCATCCGTCCTCAATCCATCAACGTATCCAAGGCACTCGAATCTAAGGCATCCAGGTTTAATACGGATATGGCTGATGTAGGCAGAATCTTTACCGAAACCTATGGCGCGGTTGGCAATGTTCCAGAAGCGAAGGTGCGGGAACAATTCGAGAAGATGCAGAACAGGCGCAGGGTTATGTTCGATGAAGCAAATAAAGATTTTCACGCCTCTATGTTGCTTGGTCTTTCTAGGTCTGAGGCTATTGCAGCTATGCGCGCTGGCGGGATGGGCGTTGACAACGCCTCTGCCATAGCCAACAACAGGTACAGAGACTACAAGATCAGCAAGTCACTCACAAAGAGTATGAGGCGCGAGCTGTCTCCAGAAGAGATGCAGAAGCGTCAAGAGATAGGCCGAGAGCTTATGATGCAACAAGGAGAGTAAATGGCTAAATTTGACATCTCTGGATCAGCGTCACGCCAAACTGGTTTAAGCCAGCAGGATCGTAATAACGCGATCCGTATGGAGTTTGAGCCTTACTCAAAACCACCACAGCAACCGCCAGAACAGACCGCGAGGATAGAACCTATGAGCGAATATGTTAAGCCACCTATAGCACCAGCACAGCAACCCTCTGGCGCGCTTCCACTACCATTGCAAACCGTGGAGTGGGAAGGTCGCAAGGATAAGCAGGGTAATCTTTCAGTCTACAAGTTGCCAACTGGAGATATGGGTGGAAACTTCGAGGTAGCTGGAATCAATGACCGATACCATCCAGAAGCATTCAAAGCCATCTCAGCGTTACCAGCGCAAGAAAGAGCGAAAGCGGCGGCAGAGTACATCCAAGGATATACCGCGCCACTCGTTGAGAAACTCCCTCAAGCACTCCAACCATTCACGCAGGATCTCGCGTTTAATCGTGGGCTGGGCGGTGCAACGAAGTACATCCAGCAAGGATTGAACACGCTGGGGCAGAAGGTGACTGTAGATGGTGGGTTTGGTCCTAAGACATTAGCCGCGATCAACCAAGTTGAGCCAAGGGCGTTAATGCGTGCGGCCAGCGATGCTCAATTGCAGGATGAGTACAATATGGCTGAACGCAACCCAGCCAGAAAGAAGTTCATTCCTGGCTTAGAGGCTAGGATTAGGAATAGATTGTCAACCTTTGGGCAAGGTTAGCGACTTGCCCAGCCTTGTCTTACTGTGGTTGATCCAGCAGTAAATGAATTAACTGGACCAATATAGCAAGACCCAACCTTTTCGGTTAAACCTTCATTTGACACAAATGCATTACCAGCGCGAACAACAACGCTATTATCTTCTCGAAGATATGTTGATCCAACGTGCTGGCACACCTGCCCATTTTGATAAATGAACCTGCTTCCAGATTTAAATATCAATCCATCTTCAGTCATAATCACGCTACCAGCCCTATGAACATTTCCACCTCCACGATAGACACCGCCAACAAAGTCATTCATTTCAGTTTCATCATCAGCCATCACCGATGCCACAAGCATCGCCGTCAGTGTTATAGTTATTATTGCTTTCATTGGAAAAAGTCTCTAGCACAAACCGAAAGCCGTCAAGCATGAAATTAACATCACGCCAAGTTGGAGCAGTAGGGGTAGCTCGCGTTACCGGAGCTTTGTTGCGGTGTGGATACAACGTGCTTACGCCTTATGAGGATTTTGCTGGGTATGATGTAGTAGCCGAGAAGAATGGCAAGTTCTACCGTATCCAAGTTAAGACCGCGCAGACCGTAGAACCTGGGCGCACCAAGTACCGTTTCACGACCAGCACTGGCAATGGTTTTAATATTCCAAAGAAAGCCATCAGTGGCGTGGATTACGTTGCCTGCTGGGGTATGAGCGATGATCTGTTCTGGCTGTTACCCATCGCCAAGTGCAGGTCGGTAACAACCAAGCTTTGCCCATCGACAGGCCAGAACTGGCGTGTATTCCAAAGCTTGTGAACGAGAAAGAAGCTTGGGCTAAGTTCGAGGAAGGGCTGAAGGATGCAGAATCCTTTGATGAGGCTGTAGCTTGGGTCAAGAAGAATAAGAAGATAGTCGAGAAACTGACTATGCTGGCAATGATTAGACGATTTAATGAGGATATTAGCAAAGCTAATAAGACTTGGCGGAATTAAATAATTTATCGACACTGGTATGGGTTGACAGCTAAACCCAACCAATGGGCAAAATCAATAGTCGGGCTAAAGGCGCAGCGGGGGAGAGAGAATTAGCAAACTACCTACGAGAGCAGGGCTGGCAGAAGGCTCGCCGTAGCCAGCAGTTCGCAGGCAATCCAGAGGGTGGTAGCGGGGATGTAGTCTGCGAGAATTTCCCATTTCATATTGAGGGCAAGCGTTGCCAGGCCCTAAAGCCCGAAGAGTGGATGGAGCAATCCAAGCGTGATTGTCCAAAGGGCAAGATCCCATCTGTATTCTTCCGCCGTAATGGACGCAAAGAATGGCTAGTCATAATGACCGCCGACAGCGTGTGTGATTTAGCTCGACAGATCGCGCCTGCAAATGTGAAGATCGAATATGTACCCAGCAATCCTATGTCAACCACAGTTGGTGCTGGATTTTGGGTACATAATCAAGAAGAACTTACCCCATACATACAACCAAAACTAAACCCAAACAAATAAAGGAGATACTACAATGGCATTGACATTAAGTGAATCAGCAAAACAAGAACGCAAGTTGCCCGAAGCTGGCGCAACTGTTGGCGTTCTTTACAGCCTAGTTGACCTAGGCCACCAGAAGACTAACTGGGACAACCAAGAGAAGTGGACACCAAAAGTCCGCTTGACCTTTGAGTTGCCCGATCAAACCGATGAGTTTGAGGTCGAGGAGAATGGTAAACGCACCACAGTCCAAAAGCCTATGGTCGTTTCCATCGAGCAGACCCGCAGCCTTGGCGAGAAAGCCAGCTTGCGGAAACTGCTTGAGCAGTGGAGAGGCCAGACCTTTACCAGCAAGGAACTCCAAGCATTCAGCTTGAAGAACCTTCTTGGCAAGCCAGCCATGCTCACGCTGATCCACAAGACCAGCCAGCAGGGTCGGCAGTACTGCGCCATCGCTGGTGCATCTAGGCTACCAAAGGGAATGAAAGCACCAGCTACCACCACTAACGATCAGTTGTATTACGAGATCGAGCAGGGTGAGGCTGGTCAGTTCAACGATATGCCCGATTGGTTGCAGGAGAAGATCCGCGCATCCAAGGAGTTTGCTACCGCTGCTGGCAAGTCCACGGCCACTAAGGTCGAGGTGGACGCAGACGGCAACCAAGTCCCATTCTAAATCAAATGGCTCTTATAATCACAGCGAAAGAGCCTACTAATTCCCGTCTGGTCGCTACTGACCAGGCGGGACATTGGTACACAGCCGAGGGTGAATCCGCCCACGTTGTGATTGGCAAGAACGGAAAAGAAAGAAACACAACCGTAGCCGATGCGCGCAAGATGGGATTGTACCCATCCGTAACCAGCGTGCTTGGCATTATGGATAAGCCGCAATTGACGGCGTGGAAGATTGAGCAGGCCATTATGTCTTCGCTCACACTTCCGAAGGAGGCAGATGAAACGCTCGAAACCTACGCTCGAAGAGTGGTTAAGGACTCTAAAGAATCAACAACGCAGGCAGCTGAACACGGCACGAAAATGCACACGGAAATGGAAAACATCCTATTGGGACGTTCTCCTTCCAAGGATGAAGTTCTCAAGCCGTACATTGAAACCTTTAAGAAGTGGGCCGATGCAAACATTGAGAAAACCTACTGGTGCGAAAAGGGCTTGGTGGGTGCTGGTTACGCTGGAAGATCAGATGCCTATGTAAGAATGAAGGGTGTTGGTGACGCAATGATCGACTTGAAGAATCGCAAGGTTAACCCTAAGTACGATCCATTCTACGATACAGATTGCGCCCAGCTTTGGGCGTATAGGAATGCAAGCGAGAACCCCAAGTGCGCCTGCGTGTCGGTGGTCCTAGCGTCAAATGATGCTACCAAGCTGATGACGAAGGTGTGGGACGAAGACGAACTCTACCAGGCTGGCATTGCCTTCTGCGCAATGCAGAAAGTATGGGCTTGGGTCAAGGGCTACACGCCTCCTGGGATGAAGTTATGATCAACCCAGCAGATGTCTTATGGCTAGAAGGATTATTGGACGAATTCTATAGGAGGCTTGCAAAATGACCGCACCAACAATCCAAGAGATGGGTAACGCTGCGCAAGAGATTGTGTGGCGTGTTATGGGTAAAGGTTCGGATAAGTCTGGTTACGGCGATTGGCTGGAGAAGGATCGGCCTACCCACGATTACCATATTGCGCGTGCTGTTCGCCACCTAGCCACAGCACAGATGCAGTTACACAAGTCCTCGCCTTGTCCAGATAATAACGGCGAAACAAGTGTTGACCATCTTGAGCGTGCGCTGGTAAGGTCGCTCTTCGTGTTAGCACAAATAAAGAAAGAGGTAACAAGATTATGAGATGGATTAAAAAAGAATTAGATGAAGACGGCAAACAACAATGGTCTGTTTATATTGATGAAGATGGATTTGGAAGAGAAGAAGATTTGATTGGATACGAGAGCTTCAACACAAGAGAAGAGGCAATCGAGTCTTGCAAGAATATCACCTGGGAAGACTACGACTGTAACGACAAATGAAACAAGCATTAGTAACACAATCGTTTGGTGAGGATTGGCAGAAGATTCTGGATCTGACTAGGCCGAGGATGGAGGCGTACTGCAAACGCCATAGCATTGACTTCATTCTGATTGACAAGCCTCTTACTCATCCAGCGCAATACTCCAAGTCAGCGATTGGAAACATTATGGCAACCAAGGGCTACGAGCAGGTCACATTCGTTGACGCTGATGTTTTGATTGCAGCCGACTGCCCAAAGCTATCCGAGGACGCTGGGGTATTCTGTGCCTTTGACGAGGGAGCTTATCTGGATCGTAAGCCAGATATGGTCAAGCTGGCTGGTGCATTCGGCGGAATGATCGAGCCTAAGTTTTACGTCAACACTGGCGTGTTCGTAGTTCATACCAAGGCCGTTGGTATCTTATCTATGCCACCCATTGGCCTGCATCCAAACCACTTTGCCGAGCAGACCTGGCTCAACGTGATGGCGCACTTGTGGAACATCCCGCTAACCGAGCTTGACCCGTCATTCAATTGTATGACCAGTGTTGAGTCGCACTTTGGTTTAGACCGCTACAAGGACGCAATGATTATTCATTACGCTGGGCAGTCAAACGATCTGGTTAAGTTAGCTAACCAGATCAAAGCTGACGAAGCGAAGCTGGTGGAGCTTGGTCGGTGAGGTCAACCCAGCTATGTCGCGGTGACTACGATGATAGGGTGCAGCAGTTGGCTGGTGAGGTTGCACTCCAGGCTATCCGCGACCTGCGGATGTTGCGCAAGCGAGGGATGGTTAAAGGATTGAAGATTATTAAAGATCATCAAGGCGTGCCACTCAACGATGCGCTTGAGTATAAGAACTCGCACGAAGTACAGAAGCTATTGCGCGACTTTAAGACTGGCGTTGTCTCCTGGTGGTGCAGAGCCAGCGGGGTGCAGATCGACAATAGAACGCTGTTGCGGAAACTAAAGGAAAACGACTATGTTCTGCCTACTTGATCTGGCTGGAGTTGTTTGGGTTATTAGTTGGTTTGTGCTTTACAGTTGGATCACTTTGTCGGCAATCTACTGTGCGTTGTACATCATCTTCAAACTGATTGACTACATAAGAAAGGAATTGGACCTATGAGGAAAAGAAAAGCTGGAAAGCATATTAAACTTCTAAAGGTTGAGGAGTACGATGCAGTCAAGATTACAGTCAATGTTGACGATGATCTGTACGAAGCTATGGCCGAGGCTGGCCGCCAGCATATTGTCAAAGACAAGAAGGCGTGCTTTGAGTACGCGCTAAACCAAGCATTGCTTGAGTTATCCAAGGAGATCAAATGAACGAGTTTAAGCAGAAGGTATTAACCGCTTCAGTAGATCGTTATGTCCTAACCAAGACGCAGTGCGAGATGTTGCGCCAGGATGCAGAAGTGATCGGAATGAAGCGTGCGCCAGTGCTGTCGAAGGATGGAGTAACGCGTACTGTATCACGTACACGAACTTGCTCATCGTGCTGGATACCTTTCGCCAAACATTACGAATGGATCTACAATGTGATGCGAGAGATTACGGAAGGCATCAATGCCGAGCAATGGCGTTTCGACATTCAAGGCATCCAACAGTTGCAGATACTGCGATACCGCCCACTACAGAAGTTCTCCTGGCATTGGGACACCTACACATCCGAAGCACCAGTACGCAAGCTGACTGCTGTAGTGAACTTGTCCTCGCCAGAGGAGTATATCGGTGGAGGGTTGCAGGCCAAGGCTGATATGGTGAACACTCAGTTCATCCGAGAGCAAGGGGCTGGTTGCTGGTTTCCATCCTACATCGAGCATCGTGCGCGTGCGCCTATATGGGGAACGCGCTGGGTGTTGGTGGCTTGGTTTACTGGACCTGCTTGGAAATGATCCAACTTAATCCAGAGCTATGGATGATGACTCCCAAGGGTGAGGGGCTGGCATTCATCGTTACGGACTATGGAATGGATCATAACAAGATATTCACGGTTATGCTTAATACTGGCGAGATACTTGACTTTGACCTGCGCGACTGTCGTAGATGTGAGAACCCAAGCTTCGGGGTACAAGCACCATCAGTGCCTAATCCCTATTACAACATATAAGGAGAACATAATATGCTAGGTAAAGATGTATCAAAGAATATGCATGAGTTGGCGATGGACAACAAGAAGAAGGGCAAAGAGCGTGGAGCAGGCGGTAAGCCTCGCTCGCGTCAGCAGATGATTGCGATAGCACTCTCTGCTGCTGGGAAGAGCAACAAATCGCCTCGTAAGTTT